TGAAGCTCGTCTTGACGGCCCGGAATCGGTTTACCATTTCGGTAAACGGAATTCATGCAGGTCGTCAGCTCCCGCTCCGTCAAAGAGCGAATTCGGAAGGAGAGAATTTCTCCGTCGTAAGGAAGATCAATCGTCTTCAGCCGTCTCTTCTTGAAGTGCGTCATGGTACGTCTCCTGGATTTTCTCAAACATTTCCGCTCGATGGCTTTCATCCAGCGGAGCGCACTCCTCCGTTAGGGCAGCGACTCCACATTCCACGAGCCTGATTGCCCGTGGGTGATCAATTATGTCGCCTGGCTTGTGCTGATCGCCATACGGTGAACACCAGAGTAAACGCACTTTCATCTCATTCCTCCGAAGCAGAAGAGGAAGACTCTTCGTCACACGGGCCTTGAATCTTGAAAGCGTATTTGCGAGTCAATTTGTCTCGCCTGGAAAACTCGACCGCATCGGCATCGACACCGATGGCTTTGTATTTCCAGGTTTTGCTGCCTTTCGTGATTCGCACCGTGAATGGAGTTTCGTGAACGAAAAATGCGTGTTCATCCAGCGTTTGGTGTGTCGTGTCGTTCGGGTCGTAAGCGACAGTACACGTCACATCGCCGATAGTGATGCTTGTCGCTATCTTTTCAGACCAGTCGATAGCACTGGTCAATGGATCATAGTCCACCGTGTTGTTTTTGGTATCAGGGAGCGTGATTTGCTCGACCTGAGTGATGGGTAAATAGGCCCCCGAAAGGTCCGTCTCGATTACGGCATCCCTGCCGATCAGAACTGCCATTACATTCCTCCTTTTTCAATGCGTAGCACTTCTTTCTTTAGCTGCTCCTCCACCTTTTGGAGGGCCAAGCTCATTCTCGAAGAAACCGCAGGCTCTAATATCCCACGGTAATAAGCGGGCATCGATCCTCGATACGCCCCTCTTCTTGTCTCTCTAGCCGCTGTGCCGAGAACCGGCCAGTGAACATTCCTGTAGCCAATCCCGACGCCTGGGCCAGAGTGCGGTATCGTTTTGTGCTTCAAGCCAAAACCAATCCTGGCCATCGTCAGGTGTTTCGCTCTCGATTTCAATCTGAAACCAATTGTGGGCCGAACTGCCGCTGCAACCCTCGGCGGAGAGGTGACTGCTGCCACAACGCCCCGCACTAAAACTCTCATTGACGGGCTGAGGATGCGGCGAACCATCCTGGGATTGGCAAGCTCCTTTGAGAGTTGCTCGACAATCCGTCGGAATTTGGTGTCGTCAATTTCACATGCCATGTAGTCCGTCATGTTTTCACCAACGTAAATCCAACCGTCGCTTGATAGATCGGTCGATCTGTTTCAGTTTCCTGAAGCAGCGCTGTGCCTGTTGGAGGATCACAAAACAGGTGCCACGTTGCACCGTCGTCTTCCTGAGTTTTTCCGTCGCAATGGAACACGTCCATCGCTAGGTCGTCAGCATCCTCTCGGTGCTCAGTGTACACCTGCACTGCTCCGCTGTAGGTTATTCCTTGTTCACTGCCTGCCAAAGACCAAGAGGCATTGGTGGCCGTGATCGAGATGACGATTGCAGGCAGCGCATCCGTCTGCGCCAACCGATCAGGTCGGATCCGATCTTTGCAGGCGGCCACCACTGGAGTGGATGTCAAAAGCATCGAGCGGATAGCCTCGTGTGCTGTCATCTTTCGACTCCAATCAGCCGCCAGGTCAACCCCTCTGGAACCACAGCCTCTAACTCAATCCAGTGCCGCCCATCGAGCCTAACAGCCCAATCCGACGTCATGTCGAGCAGTGGGGCTGCACGCCAGATTTTGATTTCCCATCGGACTCCTGTACGAACCTGGATTCCGTCGTCATATTCCCGAATGTCAACCGGTGTAGCGGACCCGCCCACTGTACACACGAGGCGCAACTCCTGCACAGGCTCACCATGATCGTCAGTCTTCCGCTCTTTGCGATAGACCTCGACACGATGGAGCATCTGGTCTGTTAGCAGCTTGCGAGTTGTCGCCATAACAATGGGTCCTCCAATCGGATACACTCCGGGATCACGTGGGCGCTCCGTAGTTCCCAGCGCTGGGCTATGACTCGGAGAATGGCGTCTTTTAGGTCCACGGGGACCTCTTCGTGTCCAGCCGTGTAGCCGACCTTGAGCAAATCGCAAGATCGAGTGAGGATCAGTTGGGCTGGTTCGGTCCGGATTACATCCACTTCTCCGACGTCCACCAGTTCTTTGCCGCAATAGCCATAGACCTCAGGGTCCCCGACCAGCGGCGGAAATGGAAGCACGACCTTCAAAGGAGGATGTTGCATCCAGATGGTGTAGTTCCTAACACTGGTGGCCCGGAGCGTATATCGCTCCACCAGATCGGTCGCCAACTCGATCAAGTGCGATAGTGTCGGCGGAACTACCCCGACGGCCAAGCCCAGGAAGTCGGCTACTTCCTCGGTCGATACGGCCGGGGCTTGCCGCCCTCCGTAGTGGATTCGCAAGGCTTATCCTCCTCCACGTAGCCTAGGCGTGCATACTCTTCTGCTACCTCACGTGGCAGGGCAGTTTGCACGCCTCTGCCAAAAGAACCATAGGTGCCCATGATAGGTTTGAGCACCCTAACATTCACTTTTTTTTCCATCATTAGCTCTCCGATTCCGAAGAGGAACCATTGCTCATCTGGAGGCATCCGATAGCCTTCGTGGTCGCAGCGGCCGCCAGTTTGGAATCCACGTAGTAGAAAGCAAGGAAGCCGACCGCGTCGTATTCAACGAATCGCTCTTTCAGAACGGCCAGTTTGATTACGTTCTGTTCACGGATGTAGAACCGCTTCAGATCGCCGAAGATGATCGGCTTAGCGTCAGCCTCAATGTCGGGCATGTCCGGGTTTTCCACGACAGGATAACCCAACAGCCGGTTGGGGGCGCCTTCCGCAAACGACCCAAACATCAAGGGGCGCTTATTTGCGTCCTGGAGAGCAACAATGGTCGCCCAGGTTGCAGGATTCATCATCCAGACGCCCCTAGTTCGATACGCCGGGTCGATTTTGAGTGTAAGCTCGATCAACTCCTGCCACGTGAACGCGCTAGCCGACGCCGTGGTTTTCAGTGTGGGCACGCCGCCACTAGTGGCTAACAGACCACCAGGCTGGGAGGCGCCAGTGCCAGTCGTGAAATACTCGTTGGCTTTGCGGCCGATCCGCTCTGCCAACAGCGTCCCAAGCAGCGCCTCCAGGTCGATGGCCGAATCCCGCAGCAGAGCCGCATGGACGATCACCGGTTGCGAATGGATCGTGTAGCTTCCAAGCTTAATGCTGGACAGAACGGGATCGACGGACGCTGTCATGGTGACAGAGGATTCCTCCGCTAAGAGAGCGCCCTCGTTGGAGCGGTCGTCAACGACCGGGATCACAAGCTGATCCATCGTGGTAGTGGACAAAACAGTCGCTACGGTACGGACCGCTGCGAAGGTGTCCAACTCCCGCACGAACGTCTCGGCGATGCGGGTCGGGATCACGTTGTCCACACCGTCGCTTCGCCAGAGTCCTGCCAACTCGAGGCTGATCTCACGGCCAGTCCATCCGGCCGCAATGGCGGCGCTGCGCTCAGCATCCGTGACTGGGATGCCAGCCTGCTGCTTCGCCCAGCCACGAATGGCCAGGTTGCTCCTTTTCTCAGTCACCAAGGTCGGAGGCGTCGATTGAGATTTCAACACCTCCTCGACGTACTTCTGTACGTCGGCCTGTAGTTCTCCACGGATTTTCTTCGCGGCCTCCTGTGCCGCCTGCTCTAACAACGCATCCATGCTTTTCTCCTTTCAGAGATTTCTTAAAATCGCCAAAGCGAGCGTGTCAACATCGACACTGTCCTCCCGCTCCGGCAAGTGTTTTCTCAAATGTGCTCGCGCCCGGTCTCGATCCTCCTCGCTCATCCCATCCACCATCGAAACCCTGGCTAGCGCATTACGCACGCCCGCAAGGGACGCCTTGCCTTTGTTCCTGTGGTTTGGCGGAAAGTGGTGGGGCAGTTTCAGTGAGCCGAATGTTTCAAGGTCAAACGCAAATACGAAATGCTTCGCAATGGCGTTCCGCTCAGCGGTGGACAAATCGCTCCAGGACGAATCTGTGAAATCCTTCAGAACGGGACGCTCCCAGTCGCCTTCGACGCCTTCGCCGTCTCCTCCGGGCGGGTTTGTGGGAATGAACAAACTCACATCGGAAAGAGAGTCCACAGACTGCTGTGGAGGTTCGATCACCTCATCCACGATGTGCATTGTTAAGGCCTCGTCTGCGCTGAGCAAAGTACCGTCGGCTTCACCGTCAAGGAGGTCCTCGATCTGCTCTTTGGCCAGCTTTGTTCTGGATTCCAAGATTGTGGCAATGAGTATGTCGATTTTCCTGAGCTCTCCAGCAATCTGGAGGTGAGGCCGATAGTTACCGACTACGCCGGCCCACGCCCGATGGAAAAAGAGAAATCCAGATTGCACGATCCGAATGCGTTGCCCGGCAAGAGCGATGATCGCTGCTGCGCTGGCCGCCACTCCATCCACTTGCGTCGTCACGGTTCCTTTGTACCCACGAAGCAAGTCGTAAACGGACAGCCCACCGAATGCCGATCCGCCATAGCTATTAATGCGGACGTTGATGCTTCCACCCTCAGGATGCTCAGAGATGGTTTTCGCCAAAGCCTGGGGTACGTCGCCAATCGTGTCGTAAAACCAAAGCGTCAGGTCTTTCTCTTTTGCCTCGGCTTTGAACCTAAGCTCAGTGGGCTTCGGTTCGCTCCGTTCATTTTGAATGAACTCTCGAATCTTGCTTTCGACATCCTCACGACGCTGGAACCCAATTAGCTGGGACATAGTACCTGTCTCCTTCGGGTATAGTGGACATGTTTTCTTTTTGCCTAACCTCGTTAGGCGACATGACTCCAATCTCGATCAG